GATTCTTTAAACTGCCAGCGGGGGTCGGAAATCCTCCCGACCCCCTCAACTCCCGTGTCGGAGCCCGCAGTGCCGGCTTCCTCACGCAGCCTCCCTCCGCCACAGCGGACTCCTATCTCGGTCACGTCAGGAGTTTCGCCTGTTACCAGTTCAGTCAGCCCAGGCTCTGCGCCAGCCCAGCAGCTGTCGCCGCGCCCGCCTTCCTCCACCCCTGCGAAAACGCCGGTGGAGAAGCCAGCAGTACTGAAGGTTTCGCCCCCCACTCCCGAGCCAACATTGTTGGTTCAATTGGATCAGCTCCAGTCGATGGCGGGCGACACAGTGTATTATGCGGAGGAGTCCCATCATGCCTCTCTGAAGACGCACGAACTTCTGCATCAACAGCAGGAGGATCTACGTCTGGAACTGACTCACAAGTTCGCAGAGATGGCAACCCGTCTGGAGAACACCATCATGAGCAAATTAGGAAGCCAGCTGGCATGCCTCTCTACGAAGTTGGACGCTCAAATGTCCGTTTCAGAGAATGTGCAGCGTCCGGTCTCTCCACCGCCCTTAAGGCGGCAAAGGAGTCCTTCCCAGAGCTTAACGATTACTCGTGGCCGGAGAGGGGTTCAGCAGCAGAGCTCACCTCCCTCCTCCTCCAGGCCGGAAACCACAACCCGGTACCAGCCCCGCCAGGGCTTATTTCAGCGTGCGACCGATTGCTCCTCAAGTACCCCAAAGCAATAGTTGATTCTACTTTGCGCTCTTGGGATGAAGCAGAATTAAAGAAGCGTATTCACACCATTGTCCACGAAGAAATTAAGAGAGACGCTTCTCCCGGTGTGCCTTTCGCCGCCATTTCTGCAACAAATGGGGACTTAATCGACAAACACAGCCGTATGTTGGTCCAATGTGCTTATGAGCGTTTAATGCTCCTAGCCAGCGGTGCTGACCTCAGCAATGCCACTGCGGTTGATTTAGTGGAGAATGGGTACTGCGATCCAGTACGATTATTCGTAAAGCAGGAACCCCACAGCCGAAGGAAGATGCGCGAACGACGCTATCGTCTCATATCATCAGTGTCTATCACCGATCAGATTATTGAGCGATTATTATTCGGGTACCAAAATAGATATGAAATATCGATGTGGCACTCGATCCCTTCAAAGCCCGGAATGGGATTGTCATTGGACACCCAAACCCGCTTGCTGTTCTCCGACCTTAAAGCCAAATCCCATATCCGGAAGGCGGCCTGTGCCGATATCTCCGGTTTTGATTGGTCCGTTCAAGAATGGGAGTTTGAAGCTGAGTTGTATATGAGGCTCAAAATGATGGAGCCAAGCCTGAATCCCCGCCTGGAAAGTGCGGTTCGAAACAGGTTTGCGTGCTTTAGCCTCAGTCTGTTTCAATTATCCGATGGAACGTTGATAGCGCAGCAGATTCCCGGAATTATGAAATCAGGCTCG